GCAAGCTGGGCCTCAAGCTCTGATATGCGGTGCTCCATTACAAGCATGGAGTCGTCCTTTGCGGCATCCTGCTCCAGAAGCTCTGCTATGCGCTCACGCAGTGCGTCAATTTCACCGTCCAGCACATTCAGGTTCTCCCACCGGTCGCTGAGCGAAGCCTCAAGCTCGGCTATGCGATCTGCGGCGTCCAGTAAAATTCTACTACCATTCGCGTACTGCGCGCTGATTGGGTGCGCTTCCCGCAACCTATTCACTATATCGTCCATCACTCTCTCCTGTTGGGTGGCGCTGTTGGGAGCTGCGGGTAGCAGCATCCATCGGTAAGGCGCACCATGTACCATGACGCAGCTCATATCGCCCCAGTTGTCGATTAGCTCGTACCACCCTTCTGGCCACCAGTGCCGATCGGTTACTTTGTCATAAACGGCATCCCCGTCGTATGGCTGATCGTCTACGTCACGGGTTGCCTCCGGTACGAATTCCGCTCGAATAGTGAGCCAAAAACCATATTCTGTTTTGTAGTGGAGCAGCACAGCTTTTTGGGGCGGTGCAGTCTCAATCGGCTGCCAGTCTTCGCGCTGGGCATTCAGCCCGTCAATTCGCCGCAGCGCAGCGTCAAGCTCGTTCTGGAGCCATGCTCGCTGGCCTTCTTTGTCTGCAAGCTCGGCCTCAAGCCGCTGTGCATACGCAGAAAGCCACTCGCAGTCGCATGCTTCAACCTGGGCTTCCAGCTGGGCCTCAAGCTCTGCTACTACTGCATCAACAATCTCGGCATCGTAGGCCATGACGAACCCCTGTTCAGGCTCGAACAGGTTTGGGCTGTTATCGTTGTTATGCCTGAATTGTCGAATTGCAGGCCATAGCTTTTCATTTGTCATCACTCTATCCTGTTAGGTGGCGGGGCAGGTGCTGATCTCCTGCATGTCATTAACACTGGTTTCAGGCAACCCATATGGGCCAGTCACCTCGTAGAGGGTCACACCTTCGAGCCAAAGCCCTATCCAGTAAGTCCAGCGCGTATCAGCCTACGCATTCCCGCCATAAACTTTAGGTAGCGCACAAGGCACGGCTTTGTCGGTATCCTCACCCTGCGCGCTGTAAATCAAACCACAGAGCCTTTGCAGTAAGGGGCGAACGGGATGTCATCGTCCACAAGCCCACCGCCTGCTGGCATTTCCTGAGTGCGCTGCTGGCTTTGCTGCTGCCCACCTTGCTGATTCTGGTCGCGGTCAAACACGGAACACATAACAGCCTTGCCTGTGCGCGCCTTCTCGTTGCCCGCCTTCTTTTGCTCAACTGCCAGCATGTCTGCCAGCATGTTCTGTTTTTGCAGCACGCCAGACAGGTTGATAGTCGGGTCAAGCAGGATGTACTCGCCGTTATCATTGGACATAAGTACGCCAACCTTCGTCCACTCTGATTTCTTCTCGCCTTCCCGGTTTGTGTATTCGCCGGTCTTTGCCACTATGTCTTTGCTCATGCTGCTATCTCCGAAAGATCCATTTCTAAAATCCACTGCCGTACAGTTTGCGCGCTGACACCGTAGTGCTCACAAAGGGTGGCGACTATCTGCCGTGTAGTGGGCGGGAATGGTGGTGCCTTGGTTCTTGTCTGCGCCGACTGGACGATGGCGGCGGCCTGCTTTGGCTGCTCCGCTTCCACAGTCTCCCGCTGCGCCGAAACCTTGTGCGCGGCTGCTTCAGCCTTGGCCTTTTCCTCAACACGAATTCGATCGCGCTCCGCTTCCAGCCTGGCTTCCTCTGCCGCCTTGTGCGCGCTGATACGGCTGCTGATAGTCAGTTGCAGGTGATCGTTCTCTGCCATGACAAGCTGTTGGGAATCAGCAAACAGCGACTCATAACCAGCGGCATCGGCGCGGAGTGTTTCAAGGTTCAGCCGGATACGATCTGCAACCTCATTGAAAGCAATCTTGGCGCGTGCCAGCTCGGTATCAACGGCATCATGCAGGCTGCTAATCGTGCGCTTGTTCTTCATCGCACCGGCAAAGTCTGCCTTTACCATGCCTTCAGGGACGCGCACCTTGCCCAGTGACGTGTTGATCTGCTGGGCGTGAGCATCAAACAACCCTTTAGCTTTGGCGAGGATTTCAACGCGGATTGATTCTTTACGGGCCTTAACCATCTTGTCCAGCTCAAGGCGCTTGGCTCTGGCTTGCGCTTTGATTTCGTCAATGGCGCGGAACAGATCGTCAATGCTCGCTGTCTGCGCCAATGCCTGCTCTTTGGCTAGATCAAGTTTGTCCTCTACTGACTGGCACCACTTAACCGTTTTGTCGGCATCGGCAAAGTCTTGATCTGTTTGCAGGTTAGTGCTGATACCGTCAAACACTGCAAGGGCGTGTGTCTTGAATGCCGCCAGGTTGGACGCAGTGACTTCGCCGCGCACTTGTATCTGCAATGATGGAAGCGAATCAGGCGCAACACCAGAGGCTTGGGGAGCGTGTTCAACGTGCTCGTAGTTTGCCAAGTCCTTATCAAACTGACGCCAGCCTGCAATCAACTGCGCCCTACGTTCTGGCTGTGACTCATACCAGCAATGCGTTTCTTTCTCGCCGGCCGACACCATAAAAAGCACTTTCTCTGCGCCAGACACAAGCAACTGGTGCTCAAGTTGGGGCCAGTGGCTATCGGGCAAATCGGCGGCATCAACCAGTTTAGCCAGGCTGTCGCTCCAAAGTTTGTGCTCCCATAGAATTTCACCCAGCATGGTTGCCCCGTCAAAGGAAGCCAGAAGCCAGCCTTCATCATCAACGCCAGTACAGGGAAACAGATCCTCCCCAATGATTTCCTCTGCCGCTGGACGCGCCGCCGCCTCGGCAGCATGGCCCTTATCAAAAAGATACTGCTTTGCGGAATCAACATCCTCAACAATGCCGAGCGCCTTTTGCTTGAGCAGATCATTTCGGCTCATGTAGGGGCTAAACCCAAGCATGGCGGCGGCTTCGCTTGCCGTGTGGTATTTAGCGCGAGCGTCAAGCCACTCTTGGCTTCCCTGTACAACATTCAGTGTTTTCATTCGGCGTCCCCTTCAATCGGCGCGCAGTTATTGATAGCAGTTTTTTGGGCGTCAGTAAGAGGAGCGCGTGACTCCGCCCTGACAATCACCTCGGCTGGGGCGATCTTTCCTTGCTCAATGCCTGCCCGCCATTTCGGCAAGTTGGCTTTGAACATTTCTTCTTCGTAGAACTCGGGTTCAGCAGTTGATTGCGCGGCAACCTCGCGCTCCACCGGCATATCCTCAGCTTCCTCCCTAATCACAAGCCCAGCAAGCGCGTCTGCGAACTGACTGCGAACAGCGAAGCCTCTGGCGCGCATCTGTAGCATCCGTTTCGGGTACTGAGTCCACGGCCCGGCTTTCCCCCACAGCTTTGCAGTAGCCGCATCAGCTTGGCTGAACGTCTGCGTGTGCTTTTCGCCGTCCTTACGCCATACAGTGCAGGTAGCAACATTACCGGACTCGTTGAATGTCTCATTAATGCCGCCGAACGCGGGATGGTTCTGCACCAGCGCCAGCAGCGCATCACCGTAGATGGACGGACGCCCGTTGATTACCGCAATGTTCTGCAATGCCTGGATGGGGTTAAGCCCAATCTCGCTGCCCATCATCATTGCCACCAAGGTGTCCTCTGGCTTGCCCTTGTAGCAGGTTGGCACCATGCCGCTGCGTGACAGCATAGCGGCCATATCCATCGCTTCTTTCATGTTCTGAGGCTGGAGTGCAAACCCCCCGCCTTGCTTGAGTGCTATTTGATTTGTCATCGTGCGTCCCTCGCCTTACTAAAACCGTCACCCATCACCCTGGCCTGCTCTTGATCCGCAAATGCTCGCAAGTCGGCCTGCCTGTCATACACGTTCAATCGTGGTTCTTCGTGGCCCAGCGCCGCTTTCATAGCTTCTTCTGCGGCCTGAACATCGTTAAGCCCAAAGCGTTCGATCTTCACGTTCTTAAACTTCGCGTATCCAAGCCCGTCAATCTGGCCGCAGCCGTCACCGCATTCTCTGAAGTCGATAGCCTTCAAAGGCACTTCCAGTGTTATCGTTACCCATTGCTCTTTCATCACAGTCTCCTATTGGCCGTCTGGTAATCGAACTCAGCCCGATCCAGCGAGTTGTAGTAGCTGTCGCTGGCCTTGGAATCTTCCGCGTCACGCTTCAGCTCTTTCTCAATTTGCCAGCGCAGGCTGTCAATCTGTCCGTCTGTTAGCTCATGAGTGCAGTCGATGCCGTTCTTTGCTACGCCGTGGATAATCACGCCGAACTTTTCTAAATCCCATGAGACTTGGTGTGTGCTCTCTACGTCCAATTCAGATATGTTCACAGCGCACCCCCAAGCCAGAAGTAGACAGTGATACCGCCCCAGGCGAATCCGATAGCGCAGACTGCAAAGCCTTTCCAGAACTCCACAGCGGGGCTTTGGTACGCTGGGCGGCGATCAGGGAACATGTACTTAACGTCATTCATGCGAATATCCCCACTAAGCTAATGAGCAGTGCCAGCCCGAAGGCCACGCCGATGATTATGTTTGCTAGTGAAATCATGTTTTTTCTCCCGGCCCGTTGTTGTGGGCATGTAAGTAGATTAGACCTGCAAGCAAACAGTGTCAAGCCGTAGAATGATAAATAAAAATAGTTATTTAAACGTGTAGCATAATGATACATGTACATAGAAGCGCATAGACACTGGCAAATAGTTTGCAAAAGGCGTTGACGGCAGCTATTATATTGATAATGATGCGGTATCACTTAAAGGATAAACATATGTTAGATCGAGTAAGACGGATGCTAAACGAGCGCAAGGGGCAGTGGCGATTGATAGCCAAGCAATGCGATGTTAGCTATTCATGGCTGACCAAGCTTGCCCAGGGCGTAAACCAGAATCCGACCATCAATAAGCTTGAGCGTCTGGATTCATACTTACGGGACACAGCGATATGAGCCAAAAAGACAGAATACTCGCACACCTCAAGGCAGGCCGATCTATCACGCCAATCATGGCGCTGACTAAGTTTGGATGCTTTAGGCTTGCGGCGCGGATAGATGAAATACGACACCAAGGCTTTGATGTGGTTACTTCAATGGTGGCCGATGGTGATCGCAGGTATGCCAAGTACAAGCTGATTAGTGGAGCAAAGCCTAATGCGTAGACAAAAAAAAGCCCCTTCCGTTGCCGGTTGGGGCTTGCCTCTGGGCGAGGGCTTTAGTAGTCTTGCTGTGCGAGCAACAAGAACAGGAAGTATATTAGCGAAAGCTAACACCATCCGCAACCCTCCTGTTCTTATTGCCGCCCAGTCGGGCCTGGCGAAATCGTGCTGTCTCATTGTGCAGCCGCCCTCGAAAGCAAGTAACTGCAATCCGACCTTTAAGGGACGGGATAAACAGCGTAATTGTGACCTAAGTGTTAGGGTGAGGTTTTGGCAGCCTGAATATAACTGTTTGCTGATTACTGGATTGCACGGGACATTGGATAAAGCCAGTAGGCTGACAGGGGTCACAAACAGTCCCTATATGTCACCTATTGTCTGAATAAAGGGGATTTATGGCAGAGCTAAAGCTAGTCCAGCAGCAAATAATAGGACTGAACCAAGACGCTGTAGACGAATGGTCAGAGTACAGGCAGGAAAAGAAAAAGCCGCTATCTGCTCTGGCTATGAAGAAGGTAATTAAGTTTTTACTAAAGTACGATGAAGGGCATCAGCAGGCGCTAGTCGATGCGGCAATCATGAACGACTGGCAAGGCTTGCATGATATAGAGATAAAAAAGCAAACTAGCAGGGAATCCACTCTGCACGATGATCTAAACGATACTTCATGGGCGAGGTAGTTATGCGAACAAATCACGAAAGAGGCGAGGCTAGATACAACGCGAGACTGACCACAGAAAAGGTTATTGAGATCCGCGAGAACAGGTATGGGTGGTCAGCTAAGCGCCAGGCAGAGCACTACGGCGTACATCACAACACTATCCACAGGGTTAGGCACTTTGAAGCATGGAGCCATGTATGAGTGCGTATCAAAAATTCCTACGAGATAAGCAGTTCATGACTCAAACAAGCGGCTTTGATGCTGATTTATCTGAGTACCCTTTGTTCGATTACCAGATAGATATAGTCCGATGGTCCTGCCATCGAGGGAAGGCGGCTGTTTTTGCTGACACGGGCATGGGTAAAACGATCATGCAGCTTGCATGGGCCGACCAGGTTGCAAGGCATACCGGTAACCCTGTATTGATCTTGGCCCCACTGGCCGTATCAGACCAGACGATTGCAGAGGGCGCAAAGTTTGGCATCCATGTTGATAGATACCGTTTTGCTGACGTTTTTGGTCCTCATATTTATGTGACCAATTACGAGCAGCTGCACAACGTCAATGCAGACCAGTTCGATGGTGTTGTGTTGGACGAGTCCAGCATTTTGAAGGGAATGCAGGGCAAGGTTCGCAAGCAAGTCACAAGCATGTTTTCGGCTACGCCATACCGGCTTAGCTGCACGGCCACACCTTCTCCCAATGATTTCATGGAGCTTGGCACTCAGTCCGAGTTCTTGGGGATTATGTCTCAGGTTGAAATGCTGGCGATGTTTTTCATCCATGACGGTAGCGACACAAGCAAATGGAGATTGAAGGGCCACGGCAGGCGCAAGTTCTTCGAGTGGCTGGCGACTTGGGCGGTATTCATCAGCAAGCCTTCTGACCTTGGGTATTCCGATGATGGGCATGAATTGCCGGAGCTGATATTTCACGAGCACGTCATTGATTCAGGTATCACAGAAGGATTATTCGCGCCGGTTGCGACTGGGCTGCTAGACAGGAACCGAGCAAGAAAAGACACGGTTGATGCGCGTGTTGAGCAGGCTTCGATAATCGCCAATGGGATCAATGGGCAGGTTCTTGTCTGGTGTCACCTGAACAACGAAAGCGAGAAATTATCAGATGCGATTGATGGGGCTGTAGAGGTGACAGGTTCCGACCCCGCTGCACACAAGTCGGCAACCATGCTGGGCTTTGCGAGTGGTGATGTTCCGGTTCTTGTGAGCAAGCCAAAAATCGCAGGGTTTGGCATGAACTGGCAGAACTGCAATCACGTTGTCTTTGTTGGCCTTTCCGACTCATGGGAGCAGTTCTATCAAGCGGTGCGTAGATGTTGGCGCTACGGGCAAACCAAGCCCGTACATGTTCACATTGTTAGCGCCGATGTTGAGGGTGGAGTGCTTGCGAACATTAAACGCAAAGAGTCGCAGCATAAAGAATTGAAGAAAGAAATGATCGCCATTATGCGCGACAAGACGCTGGCCCAGCTTGGCAGGGCACAACAAGAAAAAACCCAATACCAGCCAGAATTGAGCATGGAGATACCATCATGGATTCAGTAATCGACCAAGTCATCACCAACAACTACGCGATTTATAACGGAGACTCGGTTGAAGTTGTCGCAGGGCTTCCTGATAACAGCGTGGACTTCCAGATATATAGCCCACCATTCGCCAGCCTGTATACCTACAGCAACAGCGACAGGGACATGGGGAATGTCAAAGACGATAAAGAGTTCTTCGAGCATTTCAGGTTCTTGGTGGCAGATCTGTATCGCAGCTTGAAGCCAGGGCGACTCATGGCTGTTCACTGTATGAATCTGCCGACAAGTAAACAGAATGACGGGTTTATCGGCATTAAAGATTTCAGGGGCGATTTAATCCGATCATTTCAGGACGCCGGTTTTATCTATCACTCAGAAGTCTGCATATGGAAAGACCCAGTGATCGCCATGCAGCGCACAAAAGCGCTCGGGTTGCTTCATAAGCAAGTGAAAAAAGACTCAACCATGAGCCGCCAGGGTATACCTGATTATTTGGTGGTGATGCGTAAGCCTGGGGATAATGAGAATCCCGTATCTGGCGAGTTCACGCATTACGTTGGCGACAACCCACCTATGGGGTTTAAAGGCCACCAATACAGCGATGGCCGGTGGTATTTCGTTCCCGGCGCTCAGGGAACAAGCATTGACGTTTGGCAGCAATACGCAAGCCCTATATGGGACGATATAAACCAGACCAACACCCTGAATTTTCGAGAAGGCAGGGACAGCGATGATGAGCGCCACATTTGCCCGTTACAGCTTGACGTTATAGAGCGCGCCATGCAGCTCTGGACAAAGAAAGGCGATACAGTTCTGACGCCTTTCCTTGGAATAGGCAGCGAGGCTTACATGGCTGTAAAGATGGGGAGGAAGGCTATCGGTTGTGAGTTAAAGGCATCGTACTTTGACCTTGCCCGCAGAAACATGCTGAGCGCAGAGGAATCCCAATATGACATTTTTGGCGGTGCAGCATGACTGATCTGCGCGGGGTATTCACCAAGCGCCGGTCTGCGGCCGATGTGGGGGTGGCAGCATGAGCAAAAAAATACGCCAAGCTGTGCTGTCATCGCGCTACTACAATAGCGGCGACCCCTTCAAGGCATCTGACATCCACAACGGGCTGAAAATTAACGGCAAAACACTCGCGCTCAACTCGATTAAAAAAGAAATCTCCGAGATGAAGACTGACGGCTATGTGGAGCTGATACCCCGCGAGTCACACGATGAGAGTGCCCGCTATGTGCGCAAGCACCGGCCCGAGGAAGTGTCGGTTAGCCACTCATGGCGCACGCGATGGGATATACCCGGCTGCTCTCCGGTGTGGTGCTGATATGCGGAAACTCATCTACAGAGACGACATTGCATTGGCTATGGAGTTGAGAGTTTGGGGCGCGGAGTGGAAGCAAATCGGCAGGGGCTTGGGGTATCACCATGAGTCAATCCGCAGGGCTGTTCAGCGCGCAGAGCGTTGCGGATACGCCGCCACGACAGTACGCGGCACAGATCAAGGCGCTATCGACACTGAAGGCGAGGCGGGAGGCGTTGGAGAGAGTCCCGTCGCATTTGCGTGGGCTGGTAGAGACATACTTGCGGCTTGCTTGGGAGCGCAGGCGTGACTAAGTGGGACTTGAGCAACGAGACAATGGTGGAGCGCTTTCTGGCGCATGTGGGTACTTTGCGGCTATCGGGCAAGCGAGCCGTGGTTGAGTTCGTGCCGGAGTCTCGCAGTCTGGATCAGAACCAAATGATTCACGCGGTGTACAAGCAAGTGGCCAGCCAGAAAGCAGACGAATCGTTTAACGACATTCGGTGCCACTGCAAGCTCCACCACGGTGTGCCGATCAAGCGCCGGGATGACGAAACCTTTTTGTATGTCTATGACACCGCAATCAAGCACCTGCCCTATGAGTTCAAGCTGAAATTTATTGATGCCTACCCAGTGACCAGCGACATGAGCAAGAAGCAGGCAAGCGAATACATTGACGAGATTATCAGGGAATACAGCCAGCAAGGTCTGTGCCTGATACACCCAAGCGAGGCGCAATCATGGGCCGCATAAACGTAGTGCCAGACACCAGCCCAGCGCCAAGCATAAGCGAGCGCAAGGCTAAGGACAGGGCAGACATTGAGCGCCAGACTGCTGAGTATCTGTCAAGCGGCAAGCACGTTCAGCTAGTTGGCTCGGAGTTAAACCGCTGCCCTGTGTACCTGACGAACACGACTCTGAGGCCGAATAAGTGAGCAAGGCCAAGGTGTGCAAGGTGTGCAAGGCTGACTTTAATCCCATGCGTTCGCTCCAATCCGTATGCGGCCCAAGGTGCGCCGTGAAGCACTCAGGCCTAACCAACGGCAAGGCCAGAGAGAAAGCCGCCCAGAAGGCACACAGGGCGCGCAAGGACGCTATCAAGACTCGGGCAGATTGGGCCAAGGAAGCGCAAAAGGAGTTTAACCTATTCATTCGGGCGCGTGACGCTCACCAGCCCTGCATATCGTGCGGGCAGTCACCCAATCAGGGCCAGCGCCATGCGAGCCATTACCGATCGGTTGCGGCTGCAAGCCACCTTCGCTTCAACGCATGGAACGTCCACGCAAGCTGCGCTCAGTGCAACAGTATGAAGTCGGGCAACGTGGTTGAGTACCGGATAGCACTGGTGCGGAAGATTGGGCAGGACAGGGTGGAAAGCCTTGAGTACAGCAATGATCCGCGCACCTTTGATATTGACGAACTGAAGCGAATCAAGCGGATCTTCACCCGCAGGGCGAAACACTACAAGAAACTCAGGGGAATCGCATGAGCTTATGGCAGTGGACTCTAGTAATCGTACTGACGCCGCCAGTGGTGGTGACAGCGTTCTACTTGATTCGAGCGGGGATTGTGTTGCTGGCTATGTGGATGGATGACAAATGGAAACAATAAGAATCGTATCTACCGGCGGCGTGTCTATTGACACCCAAGTTTACGGTAGTGACGGGGTGGCGATTAAGGGGGTAACCAACCTGTGCCTTACTTTCCCAATTGATGGGCCGGTATTGGCAAGAATCTCTATTGGTATGGCTGGCGTAGATGTTGAGGCGCACCCGCTGCTTTCAATCGAAACGTTAATGGAAGCGGCTGAGCACTACGGATTGGAGTTGGTGGATAAAAAATGGAAGCCATGAACTGCCCGTATTGCGGCCATAAGGTGACGGCCTGCATCAATGCCCAGGCTGGTATGCAAGTCAGAGCTTGGTGGTGCCAGTCCTGCAACTGGACTGATAGGGCGATAGGGCGGGAGCGGCTGATGGGGGTGGAGAATGAGCAATGACGTGCAGAGCGTACTGATACGATGGGGTAAGAGTCGAACAATCAATGACGCCAGCCACCTTGATTACTCGCACGAAACGCCATTCTCTCGGCTGAGCAAAAGCGGCGGTTGGGGCGTAAAGCTGCCAGCTCTGGATGATGAGACGCATGGGCAGGTTGACGTAGTGGTTTCTCAATTACACAAGGTAGATGAGTATCGTCACGCTGTGATCGTTATGTCTTACGTCCACTGCTGTAGTGACGCAGTGATTGCTAGAGCGCTCACCAGAGAAACCCATGTGCGCCACACTCGCCACCATGTGCGGGATATTCGGCATCGTGCAGAGGGCTGGATTGAGTCAAGATTGGGGGCTTGACTGTCGCACCAAATAGGGCATACTTTGTCACAGTAGACTAATTGACACCCAAAGAACCCGCCGCGTGCGGGTTTTTTTGTGCCTGAACCTTGATGGATGGGAGTCGCTACCTATCCCTTGCCCCTTAACTGGGGCTTTTTTCTTCTAATTCGCTTTGTGTCTGGAGACTCCGAGCGGATCACTCGCCACGTCTGATCACCAGGCTAACCACTGGGGCGTTGGCGGGTGCCTATTAATTGCAAGGAAGCCGATGAGTATTAAACCAGAAAGATCAGAGCAGCGTGAGGAATGGCACAAGGCCAAGATTTTCTCTGTCGCCCACCTGCTGGCAACGCTGGCAGCAATTTCTGGCGGCATTGGGTTTGTGTATGTGTTCGGGCAAGAGTTCGGCGTGATGAAGTCGGACGTGGCGCGCAACAAGGTTGAGATTCGGTATCTGCAAGAGAGTCAGACAGAGCGTGAAAACCAGTTGAATGCGCACCTATCCAGTATGCGAGTCGAGCAAAAGCAGGACTTGCAGCGCATTGAGGACAAGGTTGATCGGCTGATTGATCGGGAGCTTAGGAAGTAGTGACACCCGATCACCTGCTAACGCTGGCGATCATACCGGCTCTGTCGATACTGCCAGAGCGCATGGATTCGACGCCTGCTAGGGCGATGCTGATAGCGATTGCATTGCAGGAGTCTGGTTTACGCCATAGGGTTCAAGTTGGCGGGCCTGCTCGCGGGTTCTTTCAGTTTGAGCAGATCGGCGTTGCAGGTGTTCAGCGGCACCACAGTACGCAAGAGTTTGCGGCTGGGTTAAATCAGACGTTCCTATACAGCCCCAACGAAGTCTACAGGGCGATTGAACACAATGACGTACTAGCATCGGCATACGCACGGCTGCTCCTGTGGAGTCTGCCAGACGCCTTACCGGGTGGGCGGGTGGATTCAGATTATGCGCTGGGCTTGTACCTAAAGGCATGGCGTCCAGGTAAGCCTCGTCCAGAGCACTGGGATAGTAATTGGCGGGCAGCATGGGCTGGATTGTAAAAGCATGGCAATGGCTGGTGCTCACGCTGTCGTCAAAAATGCTGTTTCGCCGCGCAATCATGGTGTCGGCAGTCGTGTACTTCGGCGTGCTGGGCTGGCGAGTGATGGCCCCCGAGATTCTGCTAGTAATTCAAACCCCTGGTGCAGTGTTGGCGGGTTCAGTGTTCGCTATGCTGTCCGTGATTGTCGGGCTTTATCAGTATTTACGGAGCAAAGATGGTGATTGACATTACCCAGCCCAACATGGCATCTCTGAGACAGAGTGCGAGGTTACAAAGGCACACGGTGATCTGTCTGACGCAATCAATGTCGAGATTGGTTTGCGGGCCAGATCAATGGGCTATCACACAATGCGCTTTGCTGTGACTGCGGGCGGCTTTGTTAGCCGTTGGGCAGTGTACGAAGAAACGAGAAACGGCATGGACTACTACCGCGTGGATTTAGTGAAGGCGATTGCACTGTATGAGGGGCGGGTATGAAGGATTATTTGATCCGTATTTTTGATGCGCTTTCGCAGCTTGGAAATTGCATTATCTACCCATCAACCGGGACGCCAAACCACAGTATTAGTGGTGACGCATACCGCTACGGGCGAGTAAAAACCGAATATTTGATTGACTTGCTGTTCAGCCCAATTGAGCGCGATCACTGCAAGGTCTCTCACGAAGCCGATATTAGTAGGGCAGCGAGACTGCTCAGCGAGACAGGACGAACACGATGACACTCAAAGAATTCCTCGCTACTGCGAACGAAGATCACGCCATAGCACTGACAGAGGCGCAAGCGTACACAGTGCAAGTCCCGAAGTTGTACACGGCCAACGTGATGACCCTCCTGCTCGTAGGCGCTGGGGTCTATGGCTTGCTTTCTGATACAGCACAGGACACTAACAGTCCTGTACGAGACATTTGCATGGCGTTGATGGATCGCTTGCGTAGCGAAGGTGAGTTCAACTTGGCTCCATCAGAGTCGATGGGCCAAGCCAATATTGCTATGCTAGATGGTTTGATCGCTGGCTTACCCGACTACGCGGCGCAGTTCAATGGCCTCAAGGCACAGCTGGTGGCCGGTGCTGAAGAAGATGCACGGTATCCTTTTACAGGAACGACTTTTTACACTGTGGTTACCGCCCGAGGCGTATGCCCCACTGTGGTTGTCACGTTTAATGAGCAAGGCTTTGTGCTGGTCACAGCGACTAACAACTGCCCGGAGCACTCACCTGCAATCCACGGAATGAACCCACGCACTAATCGTAGTGAGCGTGTTGGCTTTCTGCGAAACGTATCAGCAGCAGGTATTTATGAGTGCCGCATTGCTCACGAGCATAGGGGTTGGGTATTGAGCCTAGATAATCCCTACGGCGTGTTTGGGGAATAAGCTGTGGCTCAGTATTTTACTGATTACTCGCCAAACCCTGTCGGAGGGATAGACAATTACCCTACTATAACGCAGTGGACGCCAAGAGTTTGGTATACAACCAGTGGTTGGAGCATCACCTTAAATGATGGGGGCCCAAGCCGCTATCTGTTAGTGAGCGCATCAGGTGCCCGCAAAGCGGCTACTTACAATGAAGTGCCTGACGTAGCAGACGTTGATCTGTATGCTAAAATACGGGTTAACTCAGATGCTCAAGCGAAATCCGCGTTCCTTTGCGCACGCTTAGACAGAGCGAAAAACTTAAGTAATAATGATTCAAGCACTCACTTTTATTATGCGGGCGTAAGTGAGGACACGCTGTACATAAATAAGTACGTGGACGGCGCGTTCGGTTCAATATCTACGCTTGGTATAACCGCTCTCTCCCTTACAAAAGCGTTTTGTATAAGGTTTTCTGTAGTTGGTAGCTCTTTATCCCTAAAAGTATGGGAGGCCGATATTACAGAACCTGCAGGCTGGGACTTAGTAGGTACTGACACAAGCATTCCCGAAGCGGGGGCAGTCGGTATTGTTATGAATGCTTTTAGTCCTGCTGAATCCCTTAGGCACTTAGAATATGGCGTAGGCACCGGGGGAAATCCAGCACCTAAGGCCACTGTACCCGCACAGTTCGCAGAACTGCGCTACGCTCAGACAAAAACTGAATTCCGGACGTCGAGCACTTCGATAGTAGTGCCTATAGACGCTAGGGTGCAGGCGGGAGATTTATTGCTTATTCCGTATTACGCGCGAGCCGATATTAGTGCTCCTGCTGGATATACTAAAACTGGGGAAGTAATTGGGGGATTTGTCAATCAGCGAACCGGGTTGATGTGGAAAATTGCTGATGGAAGTGAAGCTGGAACTTCTCTAACGCTGACACAGGCTTCTGCTGCAAGAATGGAGGCACTGGTTTTAGGTTATAAAACTGCCGCAACCCTTGAATTTGCTAATTCCGATTCGTCCTTAGGTACTAGTTTTTCTGCTGCTTTAGAACAGACTACTGCAAGTAGAGCATTGTCTATTGTGTTTGCTGTAAATGGGTACGCTAACAGTAACTCGTTTCCTTTTTCTCAACATTACTCATCAGATGATGAATATTTAGCAGTAAATACAGACACGCATTCAACCTCAGATAGCAACAGACTGCAGGTGTATCAGGGAGTTTTTTCCGCTGCGGACACTCAAAATATACAGTTAGATACTTCTGGTACTCGCAACCGGATTGCGATCATGGTTAATTTCACCGAGATTGCAGGGGTACTGACACCCGCACTTTCCCTTGTCTTCGCTAACAGCATCACAGCCACCAGCGCGGTTCCTAACGTCACGGTGACCTTCTAATGGCTGGCGTATTATATTGGGCCATTTACCCATCTGGGGATAGCGATCCGACTGATACACAGATCATCACTGAGACTGTGCCAGATGGCATACATGGCAGCGACACGGCACCTACGACAACAGGTGCATTTGCAGGCACAGCTATATCCGGGTTAGCCGCGTCCACAAGCTACAAGCTGGCAGCAGTATGGGATGACGGTACAGACACGAGTAATGTGGTGGTTGGTAGTGCGTTTGTTACGGCTGCCGTAATCACCGCCTCGGGGGCGGTGCAGGGGCAGAGTATAGGCGGAGTCACACTGACGCAGGGCTATGATCTGGCTGTCGGCGGCTTGAGCCAGGGGCATTCACTTGGCCCTGTCACACTGACACAATCCAGTAGTCTTGCGCCTAACCCAGTAGCCCAAGGGCATACGGTGGCTCAGGCGGGCATCACGCAGGCCAATGAGCTGGCATCCGGAGCCATAGCCCAAGGGCACGCAATAGGCGCGTCTGAGTTGACGCAGGCCAACATCATCGCCACGGCATCACTGGGTCAAGGCCAAAGCGTTGCAGTATCGGCGCTGACTCAGGCGAATGATCTAGGCCCTGATGCCGTCATCCAGGGGCAAACCACCACCAGCCCCTCGCTGACCGTAGCCGGGGACATGCTGGTTGACGCGCTTACGCAGGCTACAGGTCTAAGCGTTGCACAGCTTACCCAGTCCCATGTGCTCAGTATTGAGCCTATCGGACAGGGCCACGCCATAGCGGCTGTGAGCGTGTCTCAGGCGGGTGGATTGCTGGCTGATGCGTTGTCTCAGGGTCAGTCGTTAGGTGGCTCAGGTATCACACAGGCAAACCAACTGGCCGTTACCGAATTAGTGCAAGCGCAGACGGTAGAGCAGGCCACCACGGCCCTCGCTGACCTGCTGAACATCGATGCGCTAAGCCAGTCGCAATTCGCTGGGCAGGCCAGCCTGACGCAGTCACATATCTTGAACGTCGATAGGCTGACACAAGCCCAACTCATTCAGGCCGTGAACTTCGGTGGGATGGTTGTCGGCACGCTCAAAGGCGAGATACGCATTTACGCGCTGGTAGACGGCGCAATCTCAATCGAACAAGCCCTCAAGGGCACCATTACCATCCACTGAGGACATCATCATGGGTAAATTAGTACCTGACGCCATCATTGATCTGATGCTGGTAGAAGCCGAGGGCACCAATATTCACATCTGTAGCGCAGAGCCCGCCAACTATGCGGGAATTTCTGCTGTAGAGCTGGCAACCGCAACGATCAGCGGTAGCTATGCAAAGGCCAACGGTGATACCAGCGGCAGGAAGAACACCCTGCCTGCTCAGACCGATCTCGACATCGATGCGACCGGCACTGCCACTCATGTGGTGGTCAGTAACGGGTCTGACACGATGAGACTGGTCACCACCTGCACAAGCCAAGCCCTCACCTCCGGTGGCACCGTGTCCACCAGTGCGTTCGCGCATGAAATCCTCGACGCATCATAAGGAGATTGCTATGCGCCGCATTGAGTTTACTGAAACCGTCAAGATAGGCCCCGATTCATATGAGGCCGGAGACCGCCGATCATTCGCCGATGCAGAGGCTTCCGAGTACATCCGACTAGGCTGGGCAAAAGACCCAGAGACCGGAGAGACCGGCGATCGCACACCAGGGTCCCAAAGGCTGCGGGTTGACCCTGTGGTTCAGCAGGCCAAGTAAATGAGCGGCGTGCTGTATCTGGATAACTCCAGCGTCATTGAGCTGGTTGGGCTGAAGAACTCGGTTACTGGCACGGCTGATGTTGGGGCTAGTGTATCGGTGACATTGCTGGATTCTTCCGGTGCGCAGGTATCGGGCGAAACATGGCCTTTAACTATGGCGCACGTTGCCGATGGGCTTTATCGAGCAACAATGTCATCCGCTATCAATCTATCCGCGCTCACCAAGTACACAGCTATGGTAGACGTGGTTGGATCTGGTGGTGAGGTAGGTAACTGGCAGTGCAAGGTATTAGCTAGAGCGCGAGGCTGTTGCTGATATGGCTTGTAGTGGATGCGCCAAGCGCCGTGAAGCAATGAGGAAATGGGCCAGTGAACGAGCAGAGCGAATCAAGGCAATCCATAGAGCACGCAAGGCTGATAGCAAAACTCGATTCTTTGGCAGAAGCGATACTAAGGCTAGCGATAAGTAATGAACGGCTTGTGGCTGCTATGGCTGAGAGTGAGGACGAAGATTACGACTCACCTGTGTATCTAGACGGATCAAGGTAGTGCCACAGTACGACAACTCCCCAAGGATACGGGGCAGAGCACTACAAGCTAGACGCCTGAGAGTATGGGCAGATGATCCTACCTGTAATCGATGCGGGCGAATCACCAAATACCCTGATGGGTTCGAGCTAGATCACGTCATTCCACTGTGCAAGAAGGGTGACGATACTGACGACAACTGTCAGGTGCTCTGTACGGGCGTCAATGGATGCCACGCACGCAAGACAGCTGAGGATATAGGTTACACGTTCAAGCCCACCACAGGGGCAGATGGGTGGCCTGTGGAGTGACTTAAAGGGGGAGGGGTGGGTAAATCTTCAAACCCAATCCAAGCGGAAAC